TTGAAGAGTCTTATAATAGACTCGGTCAATTTGACATGAGCGGTTATAATCTAAAAACTGCTCGAAGATCGCTAAACATAATGTTTCAAGAATGGGGTAATAGAGGTCTTCATTTTTGGGAAGTAGCAAATACCAATATTACTTTAGAAACAAATAAAAACGAATATAAAATTTTTAGAGCAACGTCCGATGGTAATTCTGATGGAGTTACGTCTACCTTAACTGCAGCTATTACTTCAACAACTGCAACCGCAGGAATTACAATTGCTTCAAAAGATCGTATGCCTGATTCAGGAACAATTAATGTAGGATCTGAAAACATTTCTTACACTGGATTTAGTGGTTTAGAGCTCACAGGAGTAACTCGTGGAGTTAATGGGACTACTGCAGCCACTCACTCAGATGGAGCCGCAATAACTAACTTTGTTAATCAAGCTACAGAAATTTTAGAATGTTCTTATAGAAATAGTTCTAATGTTGATTCTCCTTTAGAAAAAATAAATAGATCTCAATACCAGGCTTTATCTAATAAAACTTCAACAGGTCAACCCTCACAATACTTTGTTCAAAGATTCATCGACCATGTTTTAATAACAATTTATCTCACTCCAAGTTCTACTCAAAATGGAGATGTTATAAATTTTTATTATGAAAAAAGAATTCAAGATGCAGGCGCTTATAGTAATGCAACGGACGTACCATATAGATTTGTGCCTTGCATGGTTGCAGGTTTAAGTTATTACTTAGCTATGAAATATGCACAACCAAGAATACAAGAATTAAAATTAATCTACGAGGATGAATTAGCTAGAGCTCTAGAAGAAGATGGATCTTCAGCTAGTGTTTACATTTCTCCTAAAACTTACTTTCCGAGTATATAATTATGGGTAACACAGCAAGAGGAAAACACGCATTATTTATTTCAGACCGATCTGGTTTGGCATATCCATACACTGAAATGGTTAAAGAATGGAATGGTGCAAGAGTACATACTTCTGAGTATGAACCTAAACAACCACAATTAGAACCTAAACCTTACACTGCAGATCCCCAAGGATTAATGCATCCAAGACCGGCTAGATTAGAACCACCTACTCCAGATTTTTTAGTAGACAATCCTATCACTACTGGAAGCGGCGGTACTTTTACAACTTATGTTATTGATCAACCTAATAGTGGAATAGAAATAAATGATGCAGTAAGATTAATGAGTATTCAACAACCTTTATTCTCCCTTACAACTGCTCTTCAAAGAAGTATTCAAGAATTAGAATTATCTACAACATTAGCAACGGATATAAATGCTACGACTCAAACTCTGACTGTTACAGATGACCTTGGTTTTATTTCTACTGGAGGCTTTATAATGATTGAAAAAATTAATTCTACAAGTGGGCTATATGAAAATGAAGTAATTCAATATACAGCATATAATTCTGGTACAAAAACTTTATCAGGTTTAGTTCGAGGAACTAATGCCCCATTTAGAGGAGAAACTCCTGCTAACACTATTGCAAGTGCCCACAGTTCAGGAGCCAATATTTTTGGAACAAGAAATGTTGTTTCTTTAAATACCACAACTTCTCCAAGTGGAGGTCAGCCTCCAACAATTACTAATCAAAATGGTTATAATTTACCTGCTACAAGTCCAGGTACTTTTTTAATAGATGTGTATGGACCTGGTGGAGGAAATGGTTGCCTTGCTGGTCCTTTAAATGTTAATATAACGGACGGGAGAAGTTAATGACATACGACGAATTAAAACAAAAAATTATAGACTACACAGAAGTATCCAGCAACGTATTTACAGATACTATTTTAAATGGTTTTATTAATGACGCTGAATTTAGAATTTTAAGAGAAGTAGACTCTGATAATAACAGACGTTACGCTACAGCTAATTTAATTGCATCTACTAGATTTATAGATGTACCAACAAATTTATTAATTGTAAGATCTGCTCAGATTGTAGACTCAGATTTAGCGGATGGAAGCACCGATCAAAACAGAGATTTTTTACAATTTAGAGACACTAGCTTTATGTCCGAATTTAACCCTACGGCAACTACTGGAGTGCCAAAATATTACAGCAACTGGGACGAAACTAGAATAGTAGTGGCCCCTACACCAAACGCAACTTATACCATTCAGTTAAATTATATCTTGAAACCAACTGGATTATCGAGTACAAATACCACTACATACTTAAGCACCGAATTTCCCAACGGTTTATTGTATGCTTGCCTAGTAGAGGCTTACGGATTTTTAAAAGGACCCGTTGACATGCTCCAGTTATATGATAAAAAATATGTCGAAGCAGTCAAAGGATTCTCAATAGAACAAATGGGAAGACGAAGACGAGATGAATACCAAGCAGGTGTTCCTCGAATAGGAAAACAGTAAGGAGAAAACTATGGCTATAACACAAGCGATTGCAAACAACTTTAAAAAATTATTACTAGAGGGTGATTCTAATTTTTCAAACTCAAGTGGTGATAAATATAAGTTAGCTCTTTATACTTCTTCAGCTACTCTAAACTCAGCAACTACAGCTTTCACTTCATCAGGTGAAGTTACATCAGCTAACTATACATCTGGTGGTGGCGCACTTGTTAACAACCCAACTTCTTTAACAGCTGGTGTTGCAAGAGCAGACTTTGCTGACTTGTCATTTCAAAACGTTACTTTGACAGCTAGAGGAGCTTTAATTTACAACACATCATCTGCAACTACTAACTCTGCAGTTTGTGTTTTAGATTTCGGAGCAGATAAAACAGCTACTTCAGGTACGTTTACAGTTCAGTTTCCAGCACCAACATCAACAGCAGCGATTCTTAGGATCTCTGGTTAATCGTAGGAGGTAAACTCCTATGAGTGGATCAGGAACTTGGGGCGCTGGCACTTGGGGTCAAAACCAATGGAATGATTTAGCAGACCCGACTTTTACAGTCACGGGTATTGCCCTTACTGCATCTTTAGGAGACGAGTCAAGCTCAACAGAAGTTAATGTAGGTTGGGGTAGACAAGAATGGGGTCTTCAAGGTTGGGGCATTGCTGGCACAACTATTCCTACAGGAATTTCAGCAACATTTAATTTAGGAACTGTTACTACAACAGCTGACGCTAATACAGGTCCATCTACAAACAACAATCAATTATTAACAACAGGTTTAGGAAGCGTAACCGCTTTTGGTCTAGCTCAAGTTGATGTAACAGGATTACCACTTACAACTAATTTAGGAACAGTCGATGCTAGTCCTGATGCGATGCCTACAGGTGTTGCGGCTACCATGGGACTTGGTACAGTAGAAGCATTTAACAATGAAGGTTGGGGTAGACTTGGTTGGTCAATAAACGATTGGGGCGATGCTGGAAGTTCTGTGCAAGCAGATGTTTCTGGAATTGCAATGACCGCAGCTTTAGGAACTCCAACAGAAATTACTGGTGATGCAACTATTGTTGCAAATACTTTAAACGTAGCACAATTAACTTTAGGTGTTGTTGACCCTGCACCTGACGCAGCAGTAACTGGAAACTTCATGATAGGTGCTTTAGGTACTTTAGGATTCCAAGGGGATGTTGCTCCTAGTGTAACAGGTTTTGGATTAAGTGCTGCTTTAGGAAACGAAACAATAGATTTAAATCAGCAAGTAAATGTTACTGGAAATCCTCTATTAGCAAGGGTTGCGTCTGTAACTGCCTTTACAGATGTTACTGCAACTTTTAATGGTTTTGGGTTGACTACAACAGTAGGAAGTGGTAATGCTCTTATCTGGAACGATGTAAATACCGGTTCCGCTCCAATAGATCCTCCAGGCTGGAGAGAAGTCGTTGCATAAAGAGTTTGACACTAACTCTTTATTTTTATAAAATAAACGATATAAGGAATTTAATATGGCGAATTCAACATCAGCAAATTTAAAACTTACAGTACAAGCAACTGGGGAAAACTCAGGAACTTGGGGACAAATAACTAACACTAACCTTTTAATTCTAGAACAAGCTATTGGTGGTTTTACTACTTTCAATATAACTAACGCTGCTAGATCTTTAACTTTTACTAATGGTGCTTTATCAAATGGTAAAAATGAAGTTATAAAATTAACAGGTACCTTAGCTTCTAACTTAACAGTTAGTATTCCAAACTCACTTGAAAAAACTTACTTAGTTGAAGATGCATGTAATCACGCTGGTTTTACTTTAACTTTTAAAACTGCATCTGGAACAGGTGTACTTTTATGTGAAGGAAATAATTACACATTATATTCTGATGGAACTAATGTTGTAAAACTCCATGAACAAAGAAACTGGAGAGCAGTCTCAGCAGCAGAAACAGTTCAAGCTGGTGCTAAACTTTTAGTAAATACAAATGGTGGAGCAGTAACAATTACGCTTCCAGCGTCACCTGCTACAGGAGATGAAGTACATTTTGTAGATCAAGGTTATGATTTCAATACTAACGCATTGACTGTTGGTAGAAACTCTTCTAATATAGCTAATGCAGCATCTGATCTTGTAGTTAATACTCAAGGCGCAGCTTTTTCATTAGTATTCTCAGGAGATGCTACAACAGGATGGACTTACACGGAGAAATAATATGTCAAATTACGAAGCAACAAAATACGATTTTTCAGGAGCAAACCTTACAGGTATCGAAGGAATTCCTACAGCTACTATTGTGCCGTGGTCTTCTGCTTCAGTGCCAACAGGTTTCTTAGAGTGTAATGGTCAAACAGTTTCAAGATCAACTTACGCTGCATTATTTGCAATCGTAGGTACAACTTATGGAGCTGGAGACGGTTCATCTACTTTTGCTGTTCCAGACTTACAAGATAACGTAGCAGTTGGAAAATCTAATAACAAAGCTTTAGCTTCAACTGGTGGAGCAAACACAGTTGCGGTAGCAGCAAGTGGTAACGTTGGTGGTTCTACAGCAAACGCAACTTTATCAACAGCACAACTAGCTTCTCACAATCACCCTAGTGGAGGTGGTCCTGTAGGAAGTTTTGGTGCTCTTAACCCTACACCCAGATCTGTGGTTACATCTTCTGGTAATACTGGAAGCACAGGATCAGGTTCTGGACACTCTCATAACATGAGTGCAACTTTTTCAGGTGACACAGCAAACCCATCTGTACTACAACCTTATTTAACAATTATTTATATTATAAAAACTTAGGAGAAATTATGGCAACAAACGCACAATGGACAGTGGTACTTGAAGACAAGTTAGTCATCAAACAAAGTGGTGATGCTGCGGGTACTGGTTATAATATTGTTGATAATGATTTTTGGGGACTAGCCAAATGGGACAACGTTTGGGCTATTCAATATGGAACAAGCAATCCAAGTGATACTGTAGAATACAGAGATGGTACTTCTCACTCTACGTGGGAAGATGCTAATTTAGGTGATTTTTCAGATTTTACTTCTAGATGGGATTCAGCTCATTTAACTCAATTACAATCTAATTGGGATAATGACAATGAAGAAGACGAAACTGAAGCTGATAAAATTGCTAGACTAGGCGCTAGACCTACTTCTTATAATTCTTAATTTTTTATCTAATAGACTAATCATCACAACATCATCCAAGAAGTTAAAAGATATTTTTCACCAGATAAAGGTGGATTACCTCTATGTAAATATGGAAAAGCCGCAGGCCATATAACTATTCTACCGGTTTTAGGTTTTATTCTTTTTGAAAAATGTAAAAACTCTGTTTCTCCACCCTCTTCAACATCGTTTAAATATACAGAAAAAACAAAAGCTCTAGGCGAATTATCAAATCCTTTACCATGTTCAATGTGCCAAACATGATATCCTTCTGTAGGCAAAGTTTTTTGAATTTTTAAAGAAGTAAAATTAAAAATATTTCCATCATAAGCATCAATTGCACCTACAGTTTTTGTATAATGATTCCAAGCTATTTGAAAATTAAATATCATAGGTTTTAATTCTTCCCACCAAATATCTATATTATTTTGAGCTGCAAAAAATTGTTGATCTTGTTTTTGAAGTACAGATGATTTTTCAAAACCTAATCTATTGATCGTATTGTTGAATTTATTTTGATCTTCGTATAGTTGAATAGCTTTATTACATTCTTCTTTAGTAATGTAATTATCATACACGCCAATAAAATTGTTTATATTTACTGTTTTTTCTATCATAATTGTCGTCTCCTTTTATATACGCTATCGTAAGCATGATGTGCAAATGGACCTTTTTTGTCTACATAATGTAAAAATACTTGAGCCATACCTTCACCTTTATATGTACCGGGTCTCCAATGTTCTTGATCACATCCAGCATACAGAATAGCATCTCCTTCTTTTAATTCAAAAGAAGTTCCTTCAACTACAATAGGCCAGTTATCATATTTTTTAATACAGGCTGTAATAGATATTTCACATGAAGGTCTATCAGTGTGTTTAGCTAGGGTGGCACCAAATACATAATATCTCCAATATGCGTACGTTGGAAATAATTTTAGATTAGATTCTTTTTCTACAATAGGTAGCTTAGTATCAAGTAAAGATGTCATTAAAGAATCTGCATACCATGAAGGTGAAAAAGAATCAGGTTTAATTTCAATATTTAAATTTTCATCTAATTTGTTATAACAATATTTTGACAAAATACTTAATTCTTCCTTTGTAAAAAAATTTTTAATTACTTTATATTTTACTGCAGCCATGCAACTATACTATACCTTGTTCCTTTCGTAATAGGTTGAATACCATGAGGATACATAAAATTACTTGGAAAAAATACAATAGATCCTTTACCAAGTTTTAATCTTTTAATTTCTTTTTCCTTTTGATCAGTAAATATTAAATCACCACCTTCATAATCATCATTTAAATTCATTATAATACTTAAATGCCTTGCAGTTGGTGTAAAATGATCTGTATGAACTTGATATTTTCCATTGAAAGAATATTTCAATAAATCAATCTGATTAATTTTAGAACTTTTCATTTTAGGAAATTTAGCTTTATAAAAAGGATATATTCTTTCAATTTCTTTTTTTATAAAATTCCAATAAAACAAATTGGTAGGTGTATCAAGATTTAAATGATATCCATTTACATTTCTTATGTTCGTATTTAATCCATCTTGAATAGTTAATTTTTTTTTTGATTTTTTATTAATTAATGAAATTAATTTTTTATTAAAATTTTTATCAATTATGTTTTTTAATTCTACAATTGCTTCTAAATGATCCATAATATCTATGTTCTATAATTAAAGTATCCTACAGAAGCAATAATTCTTGGTGTTAATCCAAGAACTTTATGTTTTATACCATTTGGAATAAATATCATATCACCTTTATTTATTTCATAGTCACTATTTTCATCTCCATAAATTCTATAAATTGTTTTACCTTTAAGTCCTATTATAAAAACATCTTCTATGTCAACATGACTAGCCCCAACCTGTGAAACAAAACTAAAAAACAATTCTACTGCATCTCTTGGATCAGGTTTATATTTAAACATCTTTAAAAAAAAATCAAAAAAAACTCTAAAGTCTTTATGAAAAGTAGTTACTTTTAGCATTTGATATACATCTTTTAAGTCTCCTACACGTGTTTTTGTAAGAACACATGTATCTTCTTTTTCTAGCATGTCAGATATTAAGTTAAAGTCGTATTCTTTTTCTAATAAAGTAAAATTTTTTACATGTGTAACTTTATTATTATTAATAGATTCTACCTGTTCCTTGTTAAGTATCATCATTTATGACGTATTTTCTATCTTTTATTATCTTTAAAACTAATATATAACACAATTATGGCCCTAAAAAAAGTAGATTTTGCACCTGGTTTTAATAAACAAAGCGTACCTTCAGCTCTCCCTGGACAATGGGTAGATGGTGACTTTGTACGTTTTAGGTATACCGCGCCTGAAAAAATAGGTGGTTGGGAACAATTGACCGCTGCATCTAAAACATTACCGGGCGCTGCTAGAGCTCAATTAACTTGGACTTCATTAGCAGGTGAAAAATATGCAGCCATAGGAACCTCTCAAGGTTTGTTTTTATATTATGGTAATGATTTTTTTGACATTACTCCATTAGATACAGCTATTACAGGATGCACTATAACAACTGTTAATGGTTCAAATACTGTAACTATAAATAAAGGATCTCATGGTTTAGCTAAAGGAAGGTATGTAACATTATCTGCTGTAACTGTTACAGGTGCTTCAGATTACACACCAACAGAATTACAACAAGTTTATGAAATACTAACTGTCCCTGATGTAGACAAATTTACAATACAAGCTTCTAGAAATGAAGGAGGTACAGGTATGACTGCAGCCGGCGCTGCAACTGTTAATCCTTATGTTGAAGTAGGACCTACTTTTCAAACTGCAGGTTATGGTTGGGGTACAGATTTATGGGGATCTAGCACATGGGGAACTGAAAGTGCAACTAGTGATGTAATTTTAGATCCAGGAAATTGGAGTTTAGATAATTTTGGTCAAGTATTAGTTGCAACTATATTTAATGGTAAAACTTTTACTTGGAATGCGGGAGCATCAGGAGCTCGAGGTATTCGAGCCTCATTAACTACATCAGGTTTTGCAACAAGTAACAATCCTACAGCTAGCAGATTTACATTAGTCTCAGATCGAGATAGACATTTGTTCCATTTTGGAACTGAAACAACTATTGGAGATACAACAACTCAAGATCCCATGTTTGTAAGATTTTCTAATCAAGAAGATTTAAATACTTATTTACCAACTGCTACTAACACTGCGGGTACATTTAGATTAGATACCGGTAATGAGATTAGGGCAGCTTTACAAGGTAAAGATTATGTTTTTGTTTTAACCGATAACGCTGCCTATGTAATTCAATTTGTTGGTCCACCTTTTACTTTTAGTGTTAGACAAGTGGGCACTAACTGTGGATGTATTGGTCAACATGCAGCTTCTTATGTTAATGGCGCTATATATTGGATGTCTAATGAAGGTGGTTTTTTTATGTATGATGGTACTGTAAAAGCCTTACCTTGTTTAGTAGAAGACTTTGTGTTTACAGTTCAGAATGGAAATTTAGGTCTTAATTTCAATTCATCTGATGTAATTTTTTCTTCACCAAATTCTTTATATACTGAAGTAAATTGGTTTTATCCTAAATCAGGATCTGATCAAATTGATCGATGTGTGACTTACAATTATCAAGAAAATGTTTGGACTACTTCATCATTAGATAGAACTACTTACGCTGATCAAGGTGTTTTTGTTAAACCTTATGCAACGGATTATGAATCTACAACCACTCCAGTGTTTCCAGATATACTAGGTATTACCAATTTATACGGAGCATCTATATACTACGCTCATGAAGTAGGAAATGATCAGGTTAATAGTTCAGGCAGAAGCTCAATTAATGCTTTTATTAGATCTGGAGATTTTGATATTGATGATGGTGAATTATTTATGTCTATGAGAAGATTTATGCCTGACTATAAATTCTTAGTGGGCAACTCTAAAGTAACGTTATTTATATCAGATTATCCTTCTGACGTTCAATCTGGTTCACCTTTAGGTCCCTTTACAATAACAACCACTACTGATAAAGTAGATACTAGAGCGAGAGGAAGACTACTATCTTTAAAAATAGAAAATGATGCTGCAGGTGAAACTTGGCGTTATGGTAGTTTTAGAATGGATGCTCAACCAGACGGAAGGAGATAACATGCCACTTACTACAAAAGGTAAAAAAATAATGAAATCTATGAAAGACAGATACGGTAAGAAAAAAGGTAAAACTGTATTTTATGCTTCAAAGAATAAAGGCAAAATAAAAGGTGTAGATAAAACTAGAAAATAATGGCTAAACTAACTAACTATATACCTGAACCTAAACAAGAATATGACGTAGAAAATCAAAGACAAATTATTGAGTCAATGACTACAATGAAACAACAACTTAATTTTTCTTTTCAAGAAGATTTAAAAAATGAACAAGACGCTTTTAATTACTTTTTATCATGACAATACAATATAAAAATGCATCTAAAATATTAGACGGAACGGCTATGACAACTCTTTTAACTATATCCACGTCTGCTATAGCTATTGTAAAATCTGTATATATATCTAATAATAGTACAGGAGCTGTATTAGTTAATTGTGATTTAAGAGATTCATCTGCTAGTACAGATGTAGAATTTTTTAGAAAGGATGTACCTGCTACAAGTACAGTCAATGCCACAGAACAGGGGTTGAATTTAGAAGCAGGAGATGCTATAAAAGCTCAAGCAGAAACAGCTAACAAACTTGAAGTAGTAGTTAGTTATGCGCTTATAAACAGAGAGAATGAAAACGGATAATATACATAAAATAGATTGCACAACTATAACAATTTATAGAAACACAAAAACAGGCGAAACGTCTAAAGAGAAAGTAGAGGGTCCTGATATTGTAACCGATGTTACAGTTCACGTCTCACCGAAAGGATTGGATGTTTTCCAGAAAGTTATGAATGAAAATAAGAAACCAAAGCCCTAAAGGCGGAACTGAATTACAACTAGGTTTTCTACATCAATACGTAGATAAAAATTTATTAGAT